CAAGTCTTGTGCGTGATAAACTAACAGAATGGTCAGCGGAGATAGGATATGCACATTGTGAAATTTTTCCAAAACAAGTTGAAATTAAGGCGGATAGGGGAGATACTGGAAACTTTCTTAATTTACCCTATCACGGTGGTGATGGTAGTATGCGTCATGGTTTTAGTGACGACGGTAGTGGTGCTAGCTTGGATGATTTCTTTCATCTATATGATACTTATTGTACGTCCAAAAAAGATTTAAAGGAATTTAAAGTCAAAAGAAAAAAGGAAGTAAAAGAACTAGAAGATGGACCTCCTTGTTTGGCAACATTAATGTCGCAGGGAATTCCCGAAGGCGGACGGGACAATACCCTATACCAGTATGCAGTATATGCCAAAAAGAAATGGCCAAATGACTGGAAAAATAAAATAGACGAATTCAATCATAAGTACATGGAAAAGCCGTTAGGCTCAGCACAAGTTCAAAAAACAGTCACGCAGCATGAAAAAAAGGACTATCAGTATAAATGCAAGGATCAGCCTATGTGTTCTGTGTGCTCTCCAATCGTATGCCGGTCACGGCAATATGGCATAGGAGATTCTTTCCAGCATAATTTTTCTGATTTAACGAAAATACAAAGTGATGAATCGCAGTGGTTTTTAAATATAGATGGACAAAGACTTGCTTTAAATACAGAAGAGTTATTTGATCAAAATAAATTTAGAAAGACGTGTATGGATAAAATAAATATCATTCCAAATCCCATGCGTCAGAATGCATGGACAATACGGTTGCAACAACTACTAAGCGATATTCATGTAATAGAAGCTCCAAAAGAAATTACAAAAGTAGGACGATTTAAATCTTTGCTGGAACAGTTTCTTGATGACCAGGGAGCCGCAGAGCACATTGATGAAGTTAATATGGGCAAGGCATGGTTTAAGGATGGTAAAGCGTATTTTAAAACAGACGCCATTCAAACGTTCCTGGAGAAAAAAAGATTCAAGGATTTTACCTCAACGCAAATACACGCAACCATCCGCCAAATGGGCGGAGGGCATCATAGACAAAAGGTACAAGGTACGGCCGCATTTATGTGGTAGGTTCCATACACACAAAAAGAAGAAAAGTCCTTTGTAGTGCCAAACCTGGAAGAAAAGACGGTGTTTTAATGAGAGAAATAATATTCGGACCTCCCGGCACTGGCAAGACAACGCATCTTCTTCGCATTGTGGAACAGGAATTAAAAAATAAAGTATCCCCTAATCGTATCGGTTATTTTGCCTTTACGACAAAGGCATCCGAGGAAGCTCTCAAACGAGCCACAGACGATTTCAATTATAATGTTAAAGACTTTACCTATTTTAGAACACTACATAGCTTAGCCTACAAGGAACTGCACCTCAAGGAAGAGGATGTCATGAATGATGATGACTATGACTTTCTCTCCAACAAACTACAAATTAGATTAAGCAATCCCAATAAAAAAATCAAGGCATATGGTGCCGGTTTGCCCGACGACGTATTCACGCGCATCATTGACCTAGCAAAAATCAACGGCATCACGGCGCACGAGCAATTTGATAATCCGAGCACCGGTCACTTGCCGGGCGGATGGCCGAAGCTGGATTACATCGATCGCGCCATGCAGGAGTACAAATTTGGCGGTGAATTTCCAAGACGCAAATATGACTATACCGACATGATTATTGAATTTAACAAAAAAGGCATTGATACATTACCACAGTTTGACGTGGTTATCATTGATGAGGCACAGGACTTAAGCTGGTTGCAATGGCAAATGGTCAAGCGACTTGCGGAAAGAACGAAACGACTTTACATCGCCGGTGATGATGACCAGGCCATCTTTCGTTGGGCGGGAGCAAGACCCGAATTTTTGATTAACATGAAAGGAACGAGAAAGATTCTCAATGAATCCTACCGTCTTCCCTTCTTAATTCACAAAAAGGCAAATGACTTAATAAGCCGCGTAAAAACGCGCGTTGACAAGGAATGGTCGGCACGCGATGAACAGGGAGAAATTAATTATTACCCCAGCGAACAGTTAAGCAAGCTCATGCAGGGGGAATGGCTGATTCTGGCACGCAACAAATACAATCTTGACCTGTTGGAGGAGGGACTGAAGCTGGAGGGATACCACTACCAGAGAAACGGTTCGACATCGGTGGACGCAAAATCCATCAGAGCGATTCAAGCGTGGGAAAAGATTCGCAAGGGCGGGGAACTGTCCTTGAAGGAAGTCAAGGATTTTTACTATTATATGCTTGTGGACAGATCGGTGAATCGCGGGCACAAGACTATGCAGAAGGCTGACAGGGAAAAACTGTATGACTACGACACACTGACCAAGGAACACGGATTGAATGTCAGCAATAATTTTCCATGGTTTGAAGCGTTTGACAGCATGCCACGACTTAAGTCCACTTACATCCGGGCGGTTCTCCGTCGCGGTCAAAAAATAACCCATAATCCGCGCATCAAACTATCAACGATTCACGGGGCAAAGGGCGGCGAGGCGGACAATGTTATGTTGCTGACGGATCTGTCCAAGAAAACGGATGAATCCTATTGGTTTAACAAGGACGAGGAAAGACGGGTATTTTACGTAGGCATGACACGGGCAAAGCAAAGCTTGAATGTCATTCGATCAAGATCAAACAGAGAATTCACGGAGGTATTTTAATGAACAAGCTGGTGAGAATAAAATTAACCGAGGAAGAAAAATCATTGTTAAAAAAATTAAGGGATTCCATAAACCCCGATACCATTGCGGAATGGGGAAGAAATCAAATGCAATCACATGTCAAGGATGACTACGAACCTCATCCCGAAGCTACAGGATATACAGATAAAAAATGAAGAGCAAGGAGTATTTAGAAAAGACAATTAAAATCATTAGTGGTGACCGCCATACGGATTATGGTGACAAGACATCTAACCATCAAAACATTGCTGGTCTTTGGAGTACTTTTTTGGGACATAAAATCACGGCACAGCAAGCGGCCATTTGCATGCTGCTCGTAAAAGTGGCTAGACTAAAGCATAAACGAACGGAAGATTGCTATATTGACATGGCGGGATACGCCGCCATTGCGGGAGAAATACAGGACGCAGTTGGATGGAAAGATGATGAGAGCGAGGGAACAAAAAAAGGAAGAGAAACAGCGGAGTACATTAAATCATTAAACAAAGATAAAAAATGCCCACACAATTAAAATTTAAGCATAATACAGTCTACAAGGAAAAATATTCCTGGCCGGAGGAACGATTGCTTTCTCCCTCGCGCGTTCTTGACGCGACAAGTGACAAGTCCTTTTTGGAGAAATGGAGAAAGAAAATTGGAGACGAGGAGGCGGACCGCATTGTCCAACACTCCATTGCTGTTGGAAAAAGCATGCATAAATATTTAGAGGGAAAAATAAAAAATGAAAAAGGGGACATACTGTACAACTTCAATCCCAATAAAAAACTGGCAACAAAACTCGCCAAACTTATTATTAAAAAAGGACTAAAAGATCAACTGCAGGAAGTGTGGGGCGTCGAAGCGCATTTACATTTTGGTAATTACTATCGGGGCATAGCGGACTTGATTGGCATCTACGAGGACGAGCCGTGCGTCATTGACTTCAAGCAAAAGAGAAAATATCAAATGGAACATTATGATTCCACTCAAAATTATTTCACGCAAATGGCCGCCTACGGCATGGCGCATAACCGCATGTGCAAGACAAAGATAAGGAAAGGCGTTGTGCTGATAGCAACGCATGACTACAAGTTTCAAACATTTACAATACAGGGCGATGCATGGCGAAAGCACTGCCGTGATTTTTTAAAGCGGCTCAGAACCTGCATGAAGGAGGATAAATGACGCAAATACCACTATTTCAAACACCAAGCGAATGGCTCCCACCAGAGCGCATTCCCGAACTACGAGAGGCAAAGGAAATTGCCATTGATCTGGAGACATGTGATCCGGGCCTAAAGACAATGGGACCGGGATGGGCAACCGGCAACGGATACATTGCCGGAGTCGCGATCGCCATTGAGGGCTGGAAGGGATACTTTCCCCTTCGCCACGAGGGTGGCGGAAATTTTGACGAGAAATTCTTCAAGATGGCCCTTAAGAAAATTCTGGAACTCCCGTGCGACAAGATATTTCACAACGCAAGCTACGACGTGGGATGGTTGCGCTGGTGGGGACTGAACGTCAAGGGACGCATCATTGACACAATGATAGCCGCTCCGTTAATTGATGAAAATAGACGTAGATATTCACTGAATGAGCTGGGAAAGGATTATCTCAAGGAAACAAAGTCCGAGGCGCTTCTATACGAGGCGGCGAAGGAATGGGGCGTAAATGCTAAGGCGGAAATGTGGAAACTCCCGCCGATGTATGTTGGTCCCTACGCTGAACAGGATGCCGACCTAACACTGCGGCTATGGCACCATTTTAAAGTGGAACTCATCAAACAGGAACTCAGCAGTGTCTTTGATCTGGAGACAAAGCTTCTTCCCTGCCTCATTGACATGCGCTGGGAGGGCGTTAGCGTTGACCTGGAGAAGGCGGAGTCCATCAAGAAAAATTTGATCACGAGGGAAAAGAAAATCCTCAAGCAGATCAAGAAGGAAACCGGAGCGGATGTCGATATCTGGGCGGCGGTGAGCGTTGCCAAGGCGTTTGACAAGCTTGACATCTCCTATGACCGCACGGAAAAAACGGGACAGCCAAAGTTTGACAAGAACTTTCTGACGACGCACAAGCATCCGTTGGCAAGGATGATCGTGACGGCACGGGAAATTAATAAGGCACGAACCACTTTCATTGACACAATTCTTACACATTCTGTTGACAGTAAAATTCACGCGGAAATCCATCAGCTTCGAAGTGAGGCCGGCGGAACGGTGACGGGACGGTTCTCGTACTCCAATCCAAACCTGCAGCAGATTCCGTCACGGAACAAGGAACTCGGACCGCTGATCAGATCCATTTTCATACCAAAGAAAGGATGCAAGTGGGCCAGCTTTGACTATTCACAGCAGGAGCCCCGCGTTCTCGTTCATTTCGCCGCTCTGACGGGCGGAGGACTGAAGGGAGCCGATGAGGTAATTGAATCCTACAAGACGGAGGAGCCGGACTTTCACCAGGCGGTGGCCGACATGGCAGGCATTGACAGAAGCTCCGCCAAGACCATCAATCTTGGCATGATGTACGGCATGGGCAAGGGAAAACTGGCGAGCCAGCTTGGACTGAGCACCGTTGAAGCGGAAGACCTGTTTCACAGGTTTCATTCGAACGTTCCCTTTGTAAGACAGCTCATGGAACAGGCGACACGGCGCGCGGAACACGTCGGATATCTGAGAACGCTTCTTGGACGTAAATGCCGTTTTGATCTATGGGAACCCAGGGCCTTTGGAATTCACAAGGCACTGCCACGATGGGAAGCGGAAAATGAATATGGACAATACCTAAAAAGGGCATGGACCTACAAGGCACTTAATCGACTTATACAGGGATCATC